GCTTTGCCTTTTTTTGCCCCGAAAATGGCCAGCGTAGATCACGAACTCCCCCGCTCCCGCTCGGATGGTAATTAAATGCAGACAGAAAATAGTAAAAGTAAACCGCGCCTGATGGGGGCTACTCACCCACGCCTACACACACCCTGGCTCAAGGGGGAAACTAGAGGCGGCGAGATAGCTGAGCTAGCAGAACGCATTGGCCAGCCCCTACTTCCCTGGCAACGCCTGATTCTTGATGACATGAGCGTAATTGATGAGGATGGGATGTTCGTAAAGAAATCCAGCCTTTTCTGTTGCGCAAGACAAAGCGGAAAATCGCACATGATGCGTATGAGGATGCTGGCAGGCCTGTTTTGCTTTGGCGAGGAGAATATCCTGATGATGTCATCTCAGCGCAAGATGGCCATCCGATCCCTGGAGATCATGGTGCTAATTGTCGAGAAAAATGACTTCTTATTAAAGCAAGTCAAAGGTGGCAAGATAGATACAGCATGGCGGCGTACTACAGGCAACGAAGGCCTGCACTTAGAAAACGGTAACCGCATCGAAGTCGTAGCTGCGAATTCTGATTCCGCGCGCGGCTTAACGGCAGACGTATTATGGATTGATGAGCTTCGTGAGGTATCGGAAGCCGCAATGGATGCTAGTAAATCGACCACGCTCACGCGCCCAAACTCCCAACGCTTTTACACATCGAATGCCGGCACTGTGGAATCAGAAGTGCTAAATAATATGAGACAGCGATCTATGGAGCGGCCACCGAGATCGTTAGGCTTTTACGAATATAGCGCCCCTGAAAACTGTGACATTTGGGATCGCAGTGCATGGGCAATGGCAAATCCATCGCTTGGAATATTGATTAGCGAGGAAGCCGTCGAGGAGACGATTGCTACATCTACCAATGTCGCAGCTCGAACCGAGACGTTATGCCAGTGGGTAAATACTGGACTGACATCACCCTGGACACCTGGCAGTTGGGAAGATCTAGCTGACAAAGATATGGTGATGAATCCAGGAATGACTGTGATGTTTGCCTTTGACGTAGATCCTCACACACGCAGATCGGCCTCATTAGTAGCTGGTGCAGTGCTGCCTGATGGTCGCGTAGCGCTACAGCTGTTACAGACCTGGGAAAGCCTTATTGCTGTGGATGAGTTACAGATAGCTGTGGACATCAAGAAAAAGGCAGACGAATGGCTGCCGCGCTTGGTTTTGCATGATTCCTATACCACTGCCGCTATAGCTGAGCGCCTACGTAATTCAGGTGTTGCTGTCGAGGCCTGCGTAGGTGCGCAGTTCTACACCGCTTGCTCGACCTTTAAGGATGCAATTGATAATAAACGTGTTGTTCACGCGGGTCAGGAAGTGCTGGATCAACAGATGCTGAATGTGGCGAGCAGCTCGAAAGATACAGGCTGGAGAATCGTCAGAAAGAAATCAGCGGGATCTGTGGCCGCGCCTATTGGCTTGGCCATGCTAACGATGCACCTATCTAAGCCAGTCAGCGAAGCTAAGGTGTACAGCTAGTCTTTCTCAACCCAGGATAGTAATGCGGCCACTATTACTGCGCTGATAGTCGTATGGTTACGCTTGGCCTTTGCTTTAGCCCTGCTCCATAACTTATCGGGTACACGTATGGATCTAGCAGGTGTCTGCATCAGAGCTTGCCACCGAAATCGGTGAGCAATACCCAACCGCTATCCTCAGCCTCATCAAAATGTACTGAGTACTCAAATCCTTCAGCTGCTACAAATGATCTAGCTAGTAGCAGGCTGGAATATGAGTTAAACCAGTAGGCGCGCACGAACTTGCGGTAATCAGGCATTGGATCGAATCGACCATCCTGCACCTGCCAGTCCACGCTATTCCAGTTCATGCTGGTGTCGTATAGGTAGCTAAAATCCTCAGCGCTCATGTTTATTGTGATGGTTTTAGTCATTATGCACCGACCTTATCCCATGATGGACAACGTGAGCCATCGGCGTGATAGATCGAAAAAATGCGCACACCGTTATCTAGGGCAAGCTGTTCTTTAATAATGTCTTGCATTTGCGCCTCAGTAATATCATCATAAACGCGGGTAGTTTTAACCATCCGAGTGTTTGAATATTTGACCTTATGTGTAGCTGTAGTCATTTCTAGCCCCTAACTATTTTCTATGACCGCCCTGGCCATAACCCAATTATAGCATTTGTACATACAGTGTCAATACAGACACACCAGGTATTTCACGCTTACGACACGCCGACACGCTCCCCGAATATGCTTGACAGACTGAAAAAATCCCTGCATGGGATTACTGGAAGCCATTGGCATACGCAGCAAGGATAAAGTGCAGGTTGATGCACAGCTAGCCCCTGCGATTATGTCCGATCGTTTTGGTGGTGGCACATATAGCTACGGCGGCCTGTACAACAATGGCTACGGCGCAGGTGTTATAGATCGTTCGACCGCGCTCCAGGTGGCCACAGTTTCAAGATGCAGAAACCTTATCTGCGGCGTTATTTCATATCTGCCCCTGGAGCTATACAAGAAATCAACAGGTAAAGAATTAGAAAGCCCGCTGTGGTTAGAACAACCTGACATCAGACAACCGCGCGCAGTTACGCTTGCGTACACGGTTGATTCGTTAATTTTTTATTCGGTTGCATATTGGCGCGTGACTTCTTTATATGCAGATGACGGAAGGCCGTCAGGTTTTGAATGGGTAGCTAATACTCGCATCACTGTTACTACTGATCCAAAAGGTTATGAAGTCGCTTACTACTGCATTGATGGCGTTAAAGTTCCGATGTCAGGCATTGGCAGTCTTGTAACTTTCCAAAGTTTATTGCCAGGTGTCTTAGAAACTGGTGGTCGTACTATCCAGGCTGCAATAGACATACAGAAGGCCGCTGCGGTATCAGCTGCCACACCGATGGCAACCACTGTAATTAAAAATAATGGTGCTGACCTTCCTGAAGCGCAAGTGCAAGGCATATTGGCCGCTTGGAAGTCATCACGTCAAAGTCGTAGTACTGCATTCCTCACATCCACTTTAGAAGCGCAGAATATTGGCTTTAGTCCTAAAGACATGATGTACAACGAGGCATCGCAGTATCTCAGCACCGAGATTGCACGTTTAATGAACGTGCCAGCATTTATGGTCAGCGCAGATATGAATAACAGCATGACCTATCAAAACGTTTTAGATTCAAGAAAAGAATATGTGGCCTACACGCTGCAACCGTACATTTGTGCAATTGAAGAAAGACTTTCAATGGATGACATAACTGCACACGGCAATATTGTAAAATTTGCAGTAGATGAAACATTCCTACGCGCAGACACTATGGCACGACTTGATGCTATTGAGAAAATGCTAGCGCTCGATTTAATAGATGTAGAAACTGCACGTGAAATGGAAAGCATGACCCCATACGGAAATGAGGAATCAAATGATATTAACCTTTAGCGGATCTATTGAAGCTATTGACGGATCAGATCGCCGCATCATTGCGGGCAAGATTGCACCTTATGGTGAAGTCGGACATACGAGTGCAGGCAAGGTTGTGTTTGCGCCTAATAGCATCACAGCTGCTAATCCATCAAAGGTGAAGCTACTCATGTCTCACGACAGTTCCAAACCTGTAGGCAGAATGCAAAGCATTCAATCAAACGATGACGGTTTGTATGCTCAGTTTAAAGTCAGTGCAGGTGCAGGTGGATCTGAAGCAATTTTGCTAGCCCAGGAACAACTCATGGATGGCTTATCCGTTGGTGTTGAAGTGACAGCATCAAAGCCTGAAAAAGATTATCTCCTGGTGACTGCGGCTGTACTCCGCGAAGTCTCTTTGGTTGAGACAGCGGCCTTCCAGTCAGCCGCAGTGCAAAGAATTGCTGCTAGCGAAAGCGAAACAGTAGAAGTACCAAATCAAACAACCGAAACAGAAAGCGAGGCCGCTGTGACCACAGCCCCCGAAACTCCTAACGAGGATAAGACCGAGGAAGCGGCTGCACCGTCAGTAGAGGCAGCCCGCCAAATCATCCGCCCTTCAGTACTAAACAGTCAGACAGTGCGTACACCGATTACATCAATGGGTGCATACACAGAACACAAGATCAAAGCTGCACTCGGTAATGAGGAATCAAAACTTTACGTGACCGCAGCCGATGATAGTTTTACAACAAATCCTGCATTTAGTCCAACACAATATCTTTCAGAATTTCCAACGAATACACGCTTTGGAACGCCTGCAATAGATGCCTGCTCACAGGGTGTACTTCCATCTAGTGGCATGACAATAAATGTCCCTTCATTGGTTACAGCCGCAGGCGGCGGTTCAGGTGTTGCACCTGAAGTAACTGTAGAGGCCGAAGCTGGTGCAGTCCAAAATACAGGGATGGAAACCAGTTATCTGACTGGCACAATCTCAAAATATTCAGGTATGAATACGCTGAGCATTGAGCTTCTTGAAAGATCAGATCCAAATTTCTTTGCAGAACTTACAAGCCAATTACAGAATGCTTACCTAAAGCGTTTAGACCAAACTGTTCTAGCTGCTCTTATCCAGGCTGGACAGCAAGGCGCTACACAAGCTGCTACATCATCAGGCATTATTAACTACGCAGCTGATGCTGCCGCTAAGGTCTATCAAGCGACTGGTTACTTTGCACAAAACTATGTGGCCAATCCTTCACAATGGCAATTGTTAATGAACAGCCAAGATACAACTGGAAGGCCAATTTATTCGGCCAGCCAACCGATGAATGCGGCAGGTCTTACACAGCCTGGAAGTATTCGTGGAAATGTTCTTGGTCTGGATCTTTATGTTGATAAAAACTTTACTGCGACTACCACGATTGACGATAGTGCATTGATTCTTGCACCTGAAGCCTTCACCGTTTATCGCAGCGCCACTAATTACATGAGCGTAAATGTAGTTAGCAATTTGCAGGTTCAAGTTGCAATCTATGGCTATATGGCCACGATCGCCAAGATGCCTAACGGAATCGTTCGCTTCAATCTGACCTGATCCATCCCCTAGTAGTCGGTGGGTGATTAGCCCTTTCACCCACCGACCCCCTTAGAAAGGAGTACAAAGTGGCAGCTACGTATGTGACCATGCAAGAACTGAGAACCAATTTAAATATTGGCACTTTGTATTCTGATAGCGATGTCGAGACTTGCTGCCAGGCGGCTGAGGATCAAATCAATTCCTTCCTGTGGTTTGATTCTGCGCCTGTAGTGGGAACAGCATTAGTCTCTAATGTCGCAACAGTAATGTTGGCCAACCCTGGAATATTTACGGTTGGGGAAACCGTGGCGATTTCTGGGGCTGGTTCGACATTCAATGGGTCTTACACGATTACTGGCACGTTTCCATTTAGTACTGGCACATCTAACCTGTTGCCAGCGTTTAACTTGCAGCTTAACTATTATCAGAATCCTCAGGGTTATAGTTTTATTCAGTACACAAAGACTGCGGCTAATCAAAACTTTAGACGAGTACTCCCCTATGGCACTGCGCTTGGTGCAGATACAAAGACCACTGCATACGCGGCCAACGCAAGTGTTAGAGAAGCGGCGATGATAATGGCCGTTGACATTTGGCAGGCAAGACAGGTTTCACAAACTGGTGGCGTAAGTACAGATGTTTTCAGTCCTTCCCCTTATCGCATGGGTAACACAATGATTGGCAAGATTCGTGGCCTTCTCGCCCCGTGGATGTCACCGAAATCTATGGTTGGATAAATGCCTGCCGCGATCACTACCCTGCGCTCCACACTAGCTACCCTTTTAGCTAATCCTGGAGTTTGGCAAACTTTCAGTTACCCGCCTGCCACAGTGATGGCTAACTCAGTTATTGTCGCGCCTGCGGATAGCGATTATATCGTGCCAGCATCTAATCATAATGCCGTAAATCTGCCACCACTGGCCAACTTTAAGATTGTATGTACAACCGTGGCCTACGACAACCAGGGAAATCTTGCGGCCATCGAGGAGTTTATGGTGGCCGTGTATAACAAATTAGAGAACGCATCTTTCCCCATCAACATAGGTAACACCACTGCGCCTGTTGTCTTTACTGGACAGTCAGGTGACCTTCTCAGTTTTACCGTAAACATCAGCACACTAACGACATGGAGCTAAAAATGGCAGACCAATATCCAACCGAGGCAGACAAAGAGGTTCTACGGAAACTCGGTCTGTCAGTACCTGGGGCTACAACTACTAAGAAAGATGAGGAATAAACGATGGCAATTTATCTAGATAACAACGTTGGCCTGAAAATTGCCACGATTGATCTAAGTCAGTACGTTACGTCAATAACGCTAACGCAGACATTTGACGAGGTGGAAACAACCGCGATGTCCACCAGCGCTAGCGCATCACACACCTATGCAAAGGGTTTGGAATCCAGCACGCTAGCTGTGGACTTCCTAAACGATCACGCCGCATCTGCGGTACAAGCTACCTTGCAGGCCGCTTACGGCACATCCGTTACAGCCGTAGTAATCCCTGTAAAGGGCACAGCAGTTAGTGCAACAAATCCGTTGTACACAGTATCAATCTTGATTAACAACCTAACTCCAGTCGGTGCGCCTGGCACACCAGCTGATTATGCGCGTTCATCTATGACCTTCACCTGTACATCATCTGTTGCATACGCAACAACAGGATCATTCTAAGGAGCTATAAATGGCACGACTAAAGATCGTAAGGGCTACAGGGGAAAGCATCGTGAGCATTACACCTGTGGTTGAAGTCGCGTTCGAAAAATATGCAGGTCAAGGCCTGTATAAGCAACTGCGCGAGCATGAGCGAAATTCTGACCTCTATTGGTTAGCTCACAACGCGCTGATGCGTACTGAGGTAATTCCACCATTTGGTGATGACTTCCTCAAAGATTTAATCTCGGTCGAAGTGATCGAGGATGAAAACCCAAAAGGATAGATCGGGGTTCGTTCACATACTTAGTGGCATCCCTTGCCGTTGAGTTAAAGATCAGCCCCGATCAAGTCCTACTGATGGATGAAGTTATGTTTAAAGCGGTATTGCAAGTATTAAACGATCGAGCAAAGGAGCGACAACGTGCCAGTAAACATCGCAGGCTACGCTGAAACTCTTAAAGCCATGCAGGTCTTTGATGAGGATCTATACAAAGGTATGGATAAACAGATTAAAGGCGTGATGATCCCTATACGCGATAAAGCTAGAAATTATGCACCTGCAAATAATCAATTGTTAAGAAACTGGACATCACCTGATTCATCCGAGGATACGGTAAATTATCGAGCGTTCCCTAAGTACGATCAGTCCGAGACTAAGCGCGGCATTGTTTACCGACCTGGTAATAATAAGCGCAATAAAGGCACAGCATTCAATGTCAGCCACTACGTAGCTAACCGCAGCGCAGGTGGCGCGATCTATGAAACATCAGGGCGTAAGACACCAGGCGGTAACCGATATACAGAAAGTCTTAATCCCAACGCTGGTCAGCAATTTATGGCGCAATTTGCATCTGATTCCCTAGTGGGTAAGAACAGACCATTACAGGGGCGTTTGATCTATCGAGCCTGGGCTGAGGATCAAGGCCGCGCAGCTCACGCTATTAACTTATCCATAGGCACAGCGGTAAAAACGTTCAACGCCACTAACACCCCTGGCAGTTTTGGATTGGCTGCATAATGGCATCCCTAATAGTCTCAGCCGTAGCCAAATGGAACGGTGCTGCGCTTAAAAAGGGTCAGAAAGATTTAACCTCATTCCAAAAAACTACGCTGAGCTTAGCTAAAACATTTGCCACCGTCTTTGCAGCTCAGAAAATCTACGCCTTTGGTAAGGCCAGTGTTAAGGCATTTGCCGAGGATGAGAAGGCAGCTAAGTCGCTAGAGATAGCGCTTAAAAATACTGGCAACGGATTTGCCACTATTGCCACCGAAGGGTTCATATCTCGAATGCAACAGACTTATCGCGTTCTCGATGATGAGCTAAGGCCAGCCTTCCAAACTTTGCTGACCTCAACGGGATCAGTCACTAAGGCACAAGAAGGCTTACAGCTAGCGTTAGATGTCTCAGCGGGCACAACAAAGGATTTGGCTAGCGTTTCACAGGCATTAGCTCGCGGGTATGCAGGTAACACGCAAGGCTTGAGCCGCCTCAACGCAGGTTTGTCAAAGGCTATTTTAAAGACTGGTGATATGGAAAAGATCACCGCAGCCCTTACTAGCAAATTTCAAGGTCAAGCGCTAGGTGCGTTAAATACTTATGCTAAAAAAATGGAAGCGCTATCTATAGCAGCTGCTAACTCTAAAGAGATTATTGGCAAAGGTTTATTAGATAGCATTTCTGCATTAAGTGGAGAAAACGGAATCAATACTGCCGCTGATGCAATGGAAACGCTTGCACAAAATACCGCAGACACAATTTACGGATTCTCATTACTTATCGCTAAGGCCAAAGAATTAGGCGGAATCAATTTAGGGCCAAACACAGGTAAGTTCGGTGGCCTAGTTGCCAGCACTTTAGCTGGTGCAGGGATAGGCGCAATTGCAGGCGGCGGTGTGGGTGCTATACCTGGTGCAGTTGTCGGCTTAACCGCTGGCCTAACTCAACAGCAACTACAGGCTTATGGTGCTAAAAATCAACAATCCAAAACGCCTTACACAGGCACATCCATGTACTTCACATCTCAGACAGCTGCCCGCGCGTTGGAAACTGCCACAATTAAAAAGGGCACAGATTTAAGAAAGAAAGAAAATCAAAGCAAGGCACAGGAATTAGCTGATAAAAAGAAACAGGCAGACCTAGATGCGCTGAAAAAGAACTTCGATGTGGATCGCATCAACCTGGAGACTGCCCTGCTCAACTCTAAAGATGAAGCTGAAAAGGCACGTATTAGAAGTTTGCTTACTATTATGGATGAGGATGCCAACTCAGCAGCTAAACGCTTGGCTGAATTAGATGCTGCTAATAAAGAAAAATTACGAGCTGAATATTTAGCAGCTGTTTCATTAGGAGATTTAGCTACCGCAGCTAAATTAGCTGCAATGGGAGTTAGCGAATTAAAAATGGGTGGAGCGCCAATAAGTCAATTTGATAAATATGCTACCGATCCTACATTTATTAACGCAGTAGTAATTGAAGCTGATATTGCCGCAGCTGAAGCGGAAAAAGCCGCAGCGGATGCCGCAGCTTTGGCTGCTAGTTCGGAAAAGACTTTGGCTGATTATTTATCATATTTGCAAAGTTTAGGAGTAGATACATCTGTTTCTGCCGCGCCTGTAACCAATAACTTTATATTTAATGATGCTATCGGCACTGAGGATTACTTTACTGAGGCCACCAAGCGCGCATTGCAACGTCTAAATCGCTTTGGCGATTCGACAAATTATGCAGGGGCTATCGGCTAATGGCGATTCCTGTAATTAACGCAACCATAAATTTCTCGACTGGGCCAGGTTTTGCACAAGCCTTCATTATTGGTTCGGGCATTTTAGGAACGAACATTTTAGCCGATAGCGCATCAGTGATCGTTGACGTATCAGATCAGGTCAATGCAATATCTACTAAGCGCGGGCGCTCAGCTGAGTCAGATCAGTTCCAAACTGGCACTATGAGTTTAAAGATTGTTGATACAAATGGAGACTTCAACAGCCAAAATGTAAATTCTCCATATTATGGATTGCTTAGCCCAATGCGGAAAGTACAGATCACTGCAACCTATGGGGCAGTCACGTATCCTATTTTCTCAGGTTACATAACGAGCTATAACACCACGACTCCCCAATACACAGGTGATGTATCTTTCACCACCATTACAGCTGTGGATGCTTTTAGATTGGCTCAGAACGCGCAGGTATCTACTATTAGCGGCACTAGCGCTGGCCAGTTAAGCGGTGCGAGGATCAATAATATATTGGACACCATATCCTGGCCATCATCACAAAGGCAGGTAGATGCGGGTCAAACCACACTTCAGGCTGATCCTGGTACAGCGCGCACATCGCTAGGGGCGATGCAGACCGTGGAAATTAGCGAATACGGAGCGCTATATGTAGATAGGTCTAATAACTTTGTCTTTAAAGATCGCAAGACCGCTACTACTAGCGTAAACCAAACCGCCGTCAGCTTCACGGATACAGGCAGCGGCATAGCGTACAACAACGCCGTGTGGATATTCAATGATGCCCTGATTTACAACAAGGCAGATATAACTATGGCAGGTGGCACTACTCAAAATGCTACCAATACTGCCAGCGTGACTAAGTACTTCTTGCACAGCTATAACCAACAGAATCTATTGATGCAAACGGATGCGGTGGCACTAGATTATGCCCGCGCCTATGTCGCTTCTAGAGCAGAAACCACGGTCAGATGTGATGCAATCACGCTCGATCTTTATACAGATAATTACACGGCTGGAACTATCGCTGCGCTTGATCTTGATTTCTTTGATCCAGTAACTATCACCACCACGCAACCAGCGGCCACTGGCACTTCCACACTTACTAAAACATTACAGGTCTTTGGCGTGGCGATGGATATTAAATTAAACAACTGGAAGGTCACGCTGACCACGCTTGAACCCATCATTGATGGATTTTTATTAGGCGTTGATAACTTTGACGTTTTAGGCACTAACACAATGAGCTACTAAGGAGATATAAATGGCAACTGGATTCCCATCAGTCACGGGAGACGTAGTGACTAGCAATATGTGGAACGGTTTAGTCACCTTTACACTTAATGCACAGACTGGAACTACGTACACGTTGGTACTAAATGATTCCTATCAGACTTTAATAACGCAAAGCAACGCATCTGCTAACGCTATTAAGATACCGACCAATGCAACAGCGGCGATACCGATCGGGTCAGTTATTACGTTACTCAATATCGGGGCTGGACTTTGTACAATTTCAGCCGTTACAAGTGGCACAACAACAGTTTTATCAGCTGGTGCAACCGCCGCATCACCTACGCTAGCGCAGTACAAATCATGCGCAATGATCAAGACTGGCACAGATGCCTGGTACGTAGTCGGGGCTATTGGCTAATGATCCCTAATTTAATCGCTGGTATTACAGCACCACCAGCAAAATCTGTATCTGGTGGAACTTTAACATCCGATGCAACTTATTTTTACAGAACCTTTACCAGTAGCAGTAATTTAACCGTTTCTAATGGCAGTCTATCGGTTGATTTATTAGTCATTGCTGGCGGCGGTGGTGGTGGTGGCGAAGCAGGTGGTGGCGGCGGCGCTGGCGGTTTATTATATTTATCTTCACAGACTTTAACTTCACAAACTTACACGGTAACGGTTGGTTCTGGCGGTGCTGGTGGCACAAGCAGCAACCGAGGTACTAGCGGCGTTAACTCACAATTTGGTTCATTAACTGCCGCCGTGGGTGGCGGTGGTGGTGGATGCCAAACTGGAACGCCAGGCGGAATAAGCGGTGGATCTGGCGGTGGTGGTTCATATAATGGAAACGCTGGTGGATCTGGAACCTCTGGTCAAGGATTTGCAGGTGGTACTGGTGCGACTGCTGCTGGATCAGCAGGTGGTGGCGGCGGTGCAAGCGCAGTCGGCGGAAATGGTCAAGACTCTATCCCGCGCGTTGCAGGTAATGGTGGCGCTGGATCAAACAGTTATTCTAGTTGGGCATCGGCTACAACCACGGGCGTGAGCGGTTATTACGCAGGCGGCGGTGGCGGTGGAACTAACGGCTCTATCGCGGCATCAACTGGTGGAGCTGGCGGCGGTGGAAACGGTCGAAACAACGCTGGATCTGGTGGAACTGCGGGAACCGCTAACACAGGTGGCGGCGGTGGTGGCGGTTCTGAGGCCAGTTACATCAATGGTTTTGCTGGTGGCTCTGGTCTTGTAATTGTTCGTTATCTAAAGACGGCGGTGTAATTTGAGCAACTGGGCGCAACTTGATAAAGACAATAAAGTAATTTCCGTAATCGTATGCGATAACAATGACCCTAATGGCGATGTAGGTTATCAATGGTTATTAGATAATCTTGGCGGCACTTGGGTCCAAACGTCTTACAACGGCAATATCCGCTACAACTATGCAGGCATCGGATATAACTATGATCCTGATGCAGATGCTTTTATAGCACCACGGCCTGATTGCGGTCATAAAGAATTATTTTTAAGCACAACAAATTACCAATGGCAGTGCCAAGCTTGTGATTTAGTTGTTAGGTTTAAAAATGAAACAGAGGTATAAAACATGAGTCTCACAAGCTATAACGGCTGGCCAGCTAGTCAAGACCAGGCTGAGATAGGTGTAAAGCCTTATGCAATTAAAGGCACCAACATCAAGATTAGATGCGCGCCAGCTGCGGGCGAATTACTTTCAGCATTTGCTGCCGAATTTCATTCGTTAATCGAGCCAATAGATGAAGGTGTGTTAGATGACTGGGCGTACTGTTTTAGAATGGTAAGGGGTACGACTGACAAACTCAGTAACCACAGCTCAGGCACAGCCATAGACCTAAATGCTGCGAACCACAAACTGGGTGCCATTGGCACATTCCCACCTGAAAAAGTACCCATGATTAGGGCGCTAGCTAAGAAATACGGCTGCACTTGGGGGGGCGATTACAGGGGGCGCAAGGATGAAATGCACTTTGAATTACACGTAAATCCTGAGCAGGCTAGTAAACTGATGCATAAGTTAGGGCTAAAAGACTAAGGGCACTTAGGAGATAGCCAAATGAAAGAGCAAATGAAGTGCGCGGCACTGTCTTATTTACGTGCAGCGCTAGCCGCAGTAGCAGCTCTGTATATGTCAGGGATAACTGATCCAAAGATTCTAGCCAATGCATTTATAGCTGCGATTATCGCCCCAATTCTAAAAGGTGTTGATCCAGGATCTAAAGATTACGGCGTAGGTAGCAAGGATAAGTAACTAGGTTCGGGGGGGAGCATAGAAGGCTGCTATTGCTGCCATGTTCTCCCCCTGCCTTATCTCGGACATGGAGCGGGTATCCACAGGTGCGCCGTTCATTGGCGCTTTTAGCCAATGTTTATTATCTACGTATAAAATCTCAGCATTACGTGATGCCTCTACAAATAGGTGCATATCCTCACCTCTTAACCTTAACTTGAACTCTACTCTTTGGCGGTGCATATTCTCGCCCACGTAGTCGGTGCAGATGATGAGCAGATCCCCTGGATTAATTGCGCCGTCATGTGCGCCGAAACCATACAGTTCCAATTTGCCTTGCAGCTGCGCAGTCGATACCACGTTGACCATCCCCGATGGTTGCCTACGAGGTGCTGTCATAACGATCCCCCTAAAAAATCGCCTGCGTGTCGCTTTACAAATGTCAGGGGTCAGCCCTAGACTTTTGATAATGAGTGGTAGCACTCATTAAACACCTCAAACTGGGGAGCATCAAGGGTATAATCTGATAATTTTTATTATCCGATTCGTTACATTATGTTAAGTTGTGAGCAGGATATATAATCCTAGTCACTTAACATAATTACTAGCAGCCCTTAACTTCCTTAGTTTGACCATATCACTAAGGGGCTAAGTAAATGGACATAGGCACACAGTTTGGTTGGTTAATGATTTATATCATTATCAGCTGCTCGATCTTTTACACACTGGGCTATCGCTCAGGTAAACGCGATGGCCATGCCACAGGGCGATCCCTAGGCATTCGTATCGGTGAGCGCCGCGCACGTGAGCAGGTGTCACGATGATTAAGAGCGCTCCCACTGGCACATACTGCAATGATTGCAAGGCCGAATATGGCAACTTTGACACCAAGACACAGACTTGGCAATTTAGCGACAAATGTGTACCCATCGCCACGATCATCACTGTCTCAGTGACTATCCGCAGCAAGGGTGCTACCCGCGCATACTGTAACTACCATAAACGCCAGGCTGAGACTTGGCCTGATGGTAAAGGCGGCTTCATACACTGGTCACTAGAGGATCAGCTAGCCGCGGCAGAACTGGCAGAAAGCCAGGTGTTATTAAATGTTTAATTTATCTGAGTACGAGACGATTGCACAGCGAATAACCCGCTTTAGATCAGAGTTCCCCGCTGGCCGTATTGAGACATCTATTGTCAAGGTGGATCTAGATAAAGGCTACATACTGGTCGAGGCTCGCGTATATCGTGAGCATGAGGATACAGCTCCAGCTGCTATCGACTATGCCTACGGTAATCAGGCCTTCTACAACCAAAACATGAAACGCTGGTTCTGCGAGGATACAACTTCCAGCGCGATAGGTAGAGCCATCAGTCTGCTTACTCCAGGTGAGCATCGCAGCACTGCCGAAACTATGGCACAGGTGGTAGATACTCCCCCAGTATTAGATAGTGATCCCTGGGCTACGGTAACCATCACAGCTGAAGGCGCAGCCGAACCACTAGCCACTGGCCTTAATCTGCTCCAGGGCGCGCTCGGTGGCACGATAACCGAAACAGCTGTGACCTGTGCGCATGGCAGGATGATTTGGAAAGAAGGCGTTAGCAGCAAGACTGGCAATGCCTATAAAGGCCATGTATGTCCATCGAAAGAAAAGCCGCAGTGTCCACCTAAGTGGGTTAAAGACTGATGGGCGATATTGAGATGATAAAGATCAGTACAGGTGAGCGCACACGCATAATGATGGATGGATCAGAGCTGCGCGATCAAGTGCAGCCACCTGCCATCGAATGGTGTGACAAAGGCCAGCACTACGCATCCAAGCTCGGTGGTCAGGATGTCTATGACACTTTATGGATATGTCTAACCTGCCAAACCGCGTAGTACTCGATTATGCCCAGGAATGCCAAGCTCACGCGTTTGGTTTTGCGCGTGTAATAGGCATGAAGGGGCGAGCCGATCACAAAGGTCGATGGAATAAAGACCTGAGCCTTCACGAATTTATAGGTGAGAACGCTGAGGCTGTGGGAGCTGAGATAGCAGTGGCGCAGTTCTTTGGCCTTAAAGCCTTTACACCCACATTAAATACGTTTAAAGATGAGCCTGATGTGGGTGGCCGCTTAGAGGTCAAGTGGACTAAATACATCAATGGCAGTCTCATAATCAATAAGACCGACCGTGATGATGACGTGGCCGTTCTTGTCGTGGGCCGCTCCCCTGTCTATGCACTAGCTGGATGGATACCGATCAAGATGGCTCGCGTTGATCGGTACTACCACCGCCTGCAAGATAACTATTGGATAACGCAGCGCGATCTCTTTCCTATCAATGATCTTAGGAGTTCATCTTATGGATCAAGCATTTAATTGCAGGGTGTGCAAGGCGGTAATGCCTCACACCATAGTCATAGTCACTGACGATCTACCTGATTACGTACACGTCATGGAGTGCAGCGGATGCGGCGTACTTGGCGTGATGAGCTGGAAGCAGGATGTATGAGCCTTTACTACTCAGATGATTCGGTCGAGCTATATCACGGTGACTGCCGTGAGATCACTAAATGGCTCGATTGCGATGTACTGGTAACTGACCCGCCTTATGGCATCGAGTGGATGGGTAACACCTTCGATTCAGATCGCAGCAAGCGCGATGATGTACGAGATAGGCGCAAGGCACAGGGCGGTGACATCGCTAACGATCACGATACAGCTGCGCGTGATGATGTGC